GGTCGAAAAGCAGCACACCACTCTTCGGATTCCGCATACTGTTGAACGCCCTTTCCGCAGCCTCCTCGCTGTAGTCCAAAGTCCGCCGGATATGGCTGATAACCTCGGACTGTGACGGGTCGAGATGATGCCTCATCGGCTCCATGTTGCGGAAGGTTGCCCTTAGGGTTGAACCATTGGATAAGTAACTCATACGAAGAAAGACATAAAACACCATTCACTTCTTGTCAACCATACATTGAGAACATTCATTCTGATTCTCGAAAACTTAGCCTTGCCACTTCTAGCTTATCTAAAAATAAGTAAGCATCCCGTTTAAAAACGGGAATGCTATTCCGCTCGTCGCTCGCTGCTCCCCCCGCCTTGAACGGCGGTGGCGCGGCGTCGGCGGAATAAGGATGAAACACCGCTCAATCGCTCTATCGACATGCTGTTTAATCGCTCAGAAACGCCCCGTAGAGCGTTCGGAAGGTGTTTTGCGGCTCTATGGACGGTTTCGCCTATGACCGCGCTAGAATCGATTCGATGAAATGACATGGTTTTGGATGCTTAGATTGGCCTACCTCTGGGCTGCGGAAAAGTTAGCTGGACGATGTTGGCTTTTCGCTGACCCGCTCCACCACCGGATAAACATCGTAATCCTCCGGCCAGGTCGTCGGCACGACCCGAATCCGACCTTGCGTGTACTCGCCAGGGTTCAACTCCTTTGCCGACTTCTCCGCCTCCTTGCGCGAGGCGAATTCGACCGTCTGGTAGCTGACGACCTTCTCCTTCAGATCGGACCAGCCAATCGCGCCGCTGATCTGGACCTTGAACCTGGGTGGGGTGAATTGGTTGCGGATCATGGGTAGAGTCCTCCCTCGCGGATAATTTTGATGAGTGCTTCCGAGTCGTCGATGAGTTCCTGTCGCCGTTTCTTACCCTCTTCTGTCGTCGAGATAGTGTGTGTGACGTACCCAAGAGCGGATTCGAGGCAATATAGCGCGCTGTTGGCGCTGTCGAGTCGATAGGATGCCTCTCTGAGCATGGGCGATTGCATCATATCCGACAGGCTTTCGAGCGTCGTTATCAGCTCGCTGAGCGGGATGTTGCGGATCATACGGTTTCAGAATCAGGAGTTCCAGGACACAGCTTGTCCCCATCCTCGCGTTCGATGATCAGCTCGAGGATTTGATGGCCGTCCTTGTCCGTGAGAGAGCAAATGTGCTTGTCGTCGTCGTAAATCGAGAGCGGAGTCGCGCCTTGCTCCTCCACTTCGCCGGTGATGATTGCGTTGAACAAATCGACAATCGTCTGTGCGTTGTCGCGTGACTGAATGGTTAGTTTCATTGGTTTCTGTTGTTTTACCGTCCGGTGAAAGTAGGGTTTTTACTGTCGAGTTTCGTTTTGAGTCGCAACTATCAAGGAATCCTTGACGGTTCGACGTTCCAGTTCGCGCATGACACGTCGGCCATAGGCGCGTGATGATGATCTTCTAAGGGCTTTTGGCCCACCTTGCCAGAGTCGAGCTAAAGATTCGTCGCTGAGATTGCGTCCGTAGTGGCTGAGATAGGCGTTGGCGATGAACGTCGCGACGGCTCGATTTGTTACCTGCGCGTGGGCGTAGGATGTCCCCATGATCCGGTTCACGTCGCGGACCATGATCGATTTGATCTGAAGCGCGCCAAGCTCGCCGTGACGGCCTCGGGCAAGATCGTTTCCACCGGATTCGACTTGGATGAGAGCGGATAAGAGCAATGGATGCATGATATGATTCGGTTTTGAGGTTTATTCGTGGGATTTGTTGCGCGTGGAACGGATGCGCGCACCCCCGGTTTGAATCATTGGCCTTTCGCCTTAGCAATGATTTCGCGAGCAAAGTCCAGGTCGTCGTCGTTGGCCATTGGATGAACCAGGCGTTCGAGGGCGGAGAGAAGATCGGGGGCGGAGGCGATGAGGCGCGCATCCTCGGGCAGGATGTCGCCAGCAATGAATGCCGGATTCCATTCGCCAGTCGTCGTGACAATGTCCATTCTCAGGCTATGAGGGTTGCGTGAAATGGCTGTTGTGGGAATTGCAAGCCAAGGTCCGGAGGTATGGGTTTTCATTGGGTTAGGCTGTGACGGTGTACCCAGACGCGAAACGCTCGCCTTCGGCGTGGCCTGATTTGGAGCCGCCTAGGACGATGCTTTCGCACGCGGAATCCGATAGCTGGCGCGAATAGGCGTTCCAATGCTCGCGTGCGTCGCAATGCGGGATGCCGCAATCGCGATGCAGGATATGCGCGAAGGAGGAGAAAAAGTCGTCTCGGACCTCGCTGACCTGATCGTCCATTCCGATTTCGCGCATCAAGTCCGCTTCAAGGCGCGTCAGGCGCATGCTCGGGAGAATGCGTTCCACAACGAACACCTGCGCGTCGGCCCATAGCTCCGGTCCGGCATTGGTGCGGACGTAAAGGGAGCCGTCGTCGAACAGATAGAACCGGGTAGCGTCAGGCCTTGGGTCATCTTGAAATGATTCGCGCAGATTGTCCGCGAAATGCTCGAATGAGGTTTCGATCAATTGCTGCTCCTCGTCCGTCAGGCGCGCGTCCATGCGGTAGTTGTGGTGCAGGTACGCGCGGACGGATTGCGGCAGATCATGCGCGTCAAATGCGCGGATTGCAGGGTCGAAACATTGGATTTCTTGGATGATTTCGTGAATGGTTTTCATTGGATTAATTGCTGTGGATAGATTGGCCTACCCTTTCGCACCACGCTTGCGCATGGGGCGCGGAGGGTGGGTCAGCTAGAACAACTGAATGACCAGTCCATCGTCGAATTCGACGACTTGCGTTTGCTCTCGGAGCCAGTTCAGAGCCTCGGATTCAGTTTCGAAGCGCTGCCCGTATTCCTTGGATGCGACGATTGCGGATGGATGTTCGGCGAATTCGCAGCAGATGCCGATCGGGTCAAGTGTGATTTCCGTGCCGGTGTCGTGTTCGAAGTCTTCAAGGTGAGCAAACAACGCACGCCTTGCGGCAACGCTGAATTGAGATTCGCGGCCAGCATGGCGAAACGCTTCGATGAATTGGAATTCTGTGACGATGGTTTTCATGGATTGAATTTGTTGAATCGGGAATCTGGATGATTCACCGCCGGAGGCTACCGTTGCCGATAGCCTTTCGCGGGGAATCAGAACTTCTCGATTTTGTAGAGTGCTGATTCAATGTCCCTCTTCACAACGGAACGAATCGAATCGGCCAGTTTCAACGCAGCGTCCATGATTCGCTCCGCCTCGTTGCGCGCATCCAAGATAATCTTGTCACGCTCACGCATGGCATCGGCGCGCATTTCCGCGCAACGGCGCGCGCAATCTTGGATTGAGGTGGAGGCTAGAATCCCCGGCGCGAAGTCTGAGCGAATGTCGCTTTCGATGAATGGGATTTGTTCTCGGAGCCAAGCGCCGCAGTAGGAATCAGAGCCGAGACTATCGGCGGCGGCGGTGAGGATTTGGATTTCTTCGGATTTAGTCATGGGATTTGATTGGCTTTGGATTACTCGGTGACAAGCGATTCCTCGGATTCAATGGCCGAATGGAGTTCGAACCAAACGCTTTCGAGTTCTGAGGAAACTTGAGCGATTGCCTCGGTGACTTCTGCAGGGAAAAGGTCGGAGTTTTCGCCGTCCATTCCCTTGTAGCGGAAAGACTCGGCGGCAGCTGTCATGAAGGACAAGAGAGTTTCGAAAGCGGATTCGATGGAAGGATTGCCGCGCAGAGTCAAATCGGTGACTCGGTGTTCACCGAATGGGCCGTCAAGGATGAAACCGGACGGGGACAGGGAAACGGTGATTTGCTCGCTTCCTTGGCTGATTGAAACGGCAGGGAACAAGCGGGATGAGATGATGAAGGGGGATGATAGTTTCATGGGATTTGATTTGATTTGTTTGATTTGATTACCGATTGCTGCCCACCGATTGCTGATGGGCAGGGTATCGGGAATCAATACCAGTCCATCTTCACCGCCACGAGCATGGGTCGGGCTGACCTACCCTTACCGCGGCGTGGCATCCGCCAAACGGCGGCGGTCGGATACCAGCCGCCAGAACCGGCTTCCCATTTGTTACCGCACATTCCTGTCCCTCCGAAGAGGAACAGGTTTCCCCGCTGCGCCAGCGCCCCGTGGGTGGACTTGGCGGGGCGGTTTGTTGCCCATTCCAGCATTTCCCTGGCTTCAGTGGGAGCTGTTGCGTTGAACCGGGCAACATCGGCCCAGTTGTTTTTTCTGATTCCTGCAGCGGCAGCGGCAGCGGTAGTTGCTTGTGCATTCATTACGGAGGACAGGCTAGAGCGGGAAGGGTGCGGAGTCAAAGAAAAAGTTTGAAAAAGTTTAGAAAGGGGGAAAACGGTGGGTTTTGCTGAGGAAAACGAGTGAAAACGACTGGCAACTAGACGGCGTCAAGATTGGGGAAAACGGCGTTGCCAGTGGTTGCAATTGGAGCTTTGAACCGCCAATCTTTAGGAATGACAGCTAAGGACTGGGAAAAAGCAAAGGCTCTCTATGTCTCAGGAAGGGGATGGAAAGCGATTGGAGAGCAATTGAAGCTCAACGTTGATACTTTGAAGAGCAAGGCCAGCAGAGAGGGTGTGACGCAATTAAGGAAAGAGACGGAAGCAATTCTCTCTTCTGAAATTTCTGTAAAGACAGAAAAGAGTCTCGAAGCGCTGTCCGCGCTTGTCCGCTCGAAACTAGCCGCCGATGCAGCGTCAACGCTTGAAAGGGTTGACGGTTACGATCTTGAAGGCCTGAAGGACGAAGCGACTCGCGAAACGATACTGAACAGTGTCGCCAAGAGAAGCGCGCTGGTCTTCGGTTGGTCGGAACAGGGCGAGAGTGCCAGCGTTTCGATCAATTTACTCGGATCGATGCCAGATCGAATCACGGAAGTGCAAGTCACGGGAGAACCTGCCGAGAAGTGAATATAACAGACATAGTGCATCGTAGGGAAACTGATAGTCAGAATTAGTTTTGCTTATGGTAGAAAAGGATTGTTTTTCTATGGATTAGTCAACAGCTTGGACGCCTGGGGGTAGACCCCTTTTGTGGGTGGGCTTCGTTTACGATACCCCCCTCAAAAATTTTCCACCTTTTTGACCATGATAAACAAAATTCAAATCGGTCAAAGTATTACTTTAACCTACTGCGAAAAGAAGTTGTCGCATTTTGTTGCTCGTCATCGAAACGGTAGTAATCGCTATTTCAATATCACCAACCTAAAGATCAGCTCGGATTCGCCGCATGCTGTTGATCTTGAGGGTATTGCCGGCGAGATTGCTTTCTGTCGCTTGTTCAATGTGTATCCTGATTTGGATACCGACCGACCGCCCCCGCATCCGTTCTACGACGCGACAATACCACCGTCGCCCGGTTATCGCATCGATGTCAAAACGACCAAGTACGACAATGGAAAGCTATTGGTGGACGCTCGCAAAAACAGCGTGAAGACTGATGCTGTTGATTTCTACGCTCTGATGACTGGATCTTTCCCAGGACCGTACACTTACCGTGGCATGATAGCGCGAGAGACGATCATCGCGCCGCATAGGATTCAGACGATCAAAGGTTATCGCTCTTACGTCGCCATCCAGTCGGAGTTAGTGGCCAACCCTACGGACGCCACATTCTGATTGACAGATTGGCTATTTCTGTGCGTGAGTCGGCTTATCGACCTTAAGCAATGCGGGGGCTTGGTCAGCCATCGCAAAACTGTCTAAGTGGAAGTGACGCTCCGCATGTGGTAATAGGTTGGATAATCATCCACTGTGTGGTGGATAGTTGGCCAACCATAACGTCGGTTTACTTTTTCATCTCATGGCTTGTCCTAATGTCTTTAATGCGTTCGCCGTTGCGACTGAGTCGCTCGCGCAGGACGTTTACAAACGCGCCTCGTACCGCTCGATGTGGCTCAACATGATTGAGCGCGGCGAGTATCCTCAGGGTACTGGTTTGACCCAGACCTCGTTCACCACCACTTCCATCGAGCCGACTGCGGCCGAGGAGTGGTCGGCCATCACGCTTGCCAGCGGAGAGAATGGTGGCGCTTGCGATGTCACCTACAATGACGTTCCGGTCGGCTACAATGCCGTTACTTGGAGTCCTGAGCGTTTCGCCCTCAAAGGTCCGCTTCTGTGTAAGGACGATCTGACCTTCGACCATCGCGTCGAGGCGTTCCTGCGGGTGTACTTGGAGAAGCTCTCGATCCGCGCACAGCGCACTTGGGAGACTCGTTACCAGAACACCTTCGCCAAGTTCGCCATCAAGGCTGTGGCCGACTCGTCCTTTACTCAGGTTGAGACGATTCCGTCTGGCGTGAATGAGTTGCCTTGGATTCAGACCGGATCGGTCGGTCAGTCGTTGAATCAGTCCACTTCTGAGCTGACTCAGGAGATGCTCGATGTCGCGGCTGCTACGTTGATCCGCAATGGTGCGACGAATCCTGATAGCTCTGGCTTCATCAGCTATTCCAGCGATGGTCCGATCTTCCCGTTGTACATCGGCTTGGAGGCTTCGCAGCGCATCGCTCAGAACAACCC